ACGCAGACGTGGAGGCAGAAAATCTCGCAAATCCAGACGCAGACGTGGAGGCAGAAAATCTCGCAAATCCAGACGCAGACGTGGAGGCAGAAAATCTCGCAAATCCAGACGCAGACGTGGAGGCAGGAAATCTCGCAAATCTAGACGCAAATCTCGCAAATCCAGACGCAGACGTGGAGGCAGAAAATCTCGCAAATCTAGACGCAAACGCCGTAGACGCTAATTTATATAAGTTTTTATAATAAATATAGTTTTTTCATAAATTTTAAAATCATTATTCATTATATATGAGTAATAATTTAGCAGGTTCAACATTAACATTTGTGTATGAAAATATATTTGCTATATTTTTTGTTGTTGTAATATTCTCAGTATTAACAATTTATATTATAATTAATAATATTTCATTTAAGGAAAAAAATTATACAGTAAATAAGGTTATTACAGTTGAAAAATTTACAACAGATGAATTAAAACAAAATTCAAGTGAAGATATGAGAAATGATAACTCTTGTAAAAAACTAAAATTTAAGGATTCGTGTACTGCTTTAGGAAGTTGTGTTTGGGTTACAGCAACGCCATCGTCAGGTAAACTAGTTGAAAAATGTGTTTCGGCAAATCCAAATATAGATAATACTGCTCCAGGAAGTGATGGTCCTGAAAAAAAATGCTTTAAAAATAAAGGAAAATTAATCCCATGGGAACATTATTACTATTTAGATGGTAAAAATATTAAACAAAAGCAAATTGGAGTAAGCGTTTGTTAATTTTTTAAATATTTAGTTAAAATTATTTAAAAAAATCAATACAATAATTTATTATAATGGGAGAAAACGCTAATAATGAAATTGCAATCGGTATAGATTTAGGTACAACTTATTCATGTGTTGGAGTATGGAAAAATAATGGCGTGGAGATTATTGCCAATGATCAGGGTAATAGAACAACTCCATCATATGTAGCATTTACTGATTCGGAAAGATTAATTGGCGATGCTGCAAAAAATCAAATTTCTATGAATCCTGAAAATACAGTTTTTGATGCAAAAAGATTAATTGGACGTAAATTTACTGATGATCAAATTAAGCAAGATATGAAACATTGGTCTTTTAATGTCTCTGGGGATAATAATGGAAGTCCTGTTATAAATGTAACTTATAAAGATGAAAAAAAAACCATGAAACCTGAGGAAATTTCTGCAATGATATTAACAAAAATGAAACAGATATCAGAAACATATCTTGGTAAAGTAGTAACTTCTGCAGTAATAACTGTACCTGCCTATTTCAATGATGCACAAAGACAAGCCACCAAAGATGCGGGGGCTATAGCAGGTCTTAAGGTTTTAAGAATTATCAATGAACCTACCGCAGCGGCAATTGCATATGGATTAGATAAAGGAATGGATAAAGAGCAAAAAGTTCTAATTTTTGACTTAGGAGGAGGAACATTTGATGTATCACTTCTTTCTATTGATGAAGGTATATTTGAAGTTTTAGCAACTGCTGGTAATACACATTTAGGAGGGGAAGATTTTGATAATAGAATGGTTGATTATTTTATTGAAGAAGTAAAGAAAAAAAACCGTATGAATATTTCAAATAATAAAAGGGCCTTGAGAAAATTACGAACTGCTTGTGAGAGAGCGAAACGTACATTATCGACAAGTACACAGGCATTTATTGAAATCGATGGTTTAGCCGAGGGACAAGATTTTAGTTCTACCATTACACGGGCAAGATTTAATGATATAAATATGGACTATTTTAGAAAATGTATAGAACCGGTTGAAAAAGTATTGAAAGATTCTAAGATTAGTAAAAATAATGTAGATAAGATTGTATTAGTTGGGGGATCTACTAGAATACCAAAAATACAGGAGATGTTATCGTCTTATTTTAATAATAAAGAATTATGTAAAGATATTAATCCTGATGAGGCTGTTGCTTATGGTGCAACTGTACAAGCAGCAATTTTATCTGGTATAAAATCAAGCAAGATTGACGATATGTTACTTTTAGATGTAGCACCATTATCTCTTGGAATTGAAACTGCTGGAGGTATTATGACAAATTTAATATCTAGAAATACGACTATTCCTACAAAAAAAAGTCAAACATTTTCAACATATGCTGATAATCAACCAGGTGTTTTAATTCAAGTTTTTGAAGGAGAGCGTAAATTTACAAAAGATAACAATTTATTAGGTAAATTTCAATTAGATGGTATTCCCCCTATGCCTAGAGGTGTACCTCAAATAGAAGTAACATATGATATAGATGCAAATGGTATATTAATAGTGTCGGCGGTTGAAAAAAGTACAGGAAAAGAACATAAAATAACAATTACAAATGATAAAAGTAGATTAAGTAAGCAAGAAGTGGAAAAAATGGTAGCAGAGGCTGAAAAGTTTAAAGAAGAAGATGAAAAAAATGCAGCAAAGATAGAATCAAAAAGTAAATTAGAAAATTATTGTTATTCATTAAAGAATTCAGTAAATGATGAAAAATTAAAAGATAAAATATCCGAAGAAGATAAAACAACTATTTCTGAAACTATTGAATCAACATTGAATTGGTTAAATGATCATCAAAATGAAGAAAAAGAAATGTATGATGAAAAATATTCAGAAGTAGAAAAAATATTTACACCAATTATGACAAAAATTTATCAACAATCAGCCCCTCAAGAATCAATGCCTGATGATAATACAGAAAAAGAAGAAAAAGAAGAAAAAGAAGAAGAATCAAATATAAGTATTGAAGAGGTAGATTAAAATTATACTTTAACCATCCAATAAATTTATATTTAAGATAAAATTGATTTAATCATAATATATATATATTTTATATATACTATGATTATTCCTATTAAATGCTTTACTTGTGGCAAACTATTGGCAGATAAATATCTTTACTATCAAAGTGAAGTTAGAAAAATAAAAATATCAAAAAATATAGATCAAGAAAGGGTTGTTTATTTAGATGAAAATAATTTAAAAAAAACTCCAGAAGGTACTGTTTTAGATAAAATTAAATTAACAAAGATGTGTTGCAGACGACATATGCTGACACATGTCGATATTGAATAAAATAAATATTAATATCTAAAAATTGTGTAAAGATTTTAAAAATTGTGTAAAGATTTAATTAATATTAAATTATTTAATATTAATAATTTTTATTTTTTTTAAATATTTATATTTTATATATGCCAAGAAAAACAAGAAATAGAAAAAAAAGAAATAAAAAAAGAAAAACAAGAAAAACAAGAAAAACAAAAAGATATGCTTCGCGTAGAAAACTTAATTATTATAAAAAAAAATTTAGGAAGTTCACAAAAAATTACAGAAAAAGAAGAAGAAAAACAAGAAAAATGAGAGGAGGATCTAAATCTAATTTTTCTTATGGATGTAAATATCCTCAAAATATGGGTAAGATTATTACGGGATACTCTAATAATAGTAATCCTTTTTTACCCGATCCTAATCCATTAAATTCCAATTTACGTTCTCACGTAGTGGCACAAAAAGGAGGAAGTTTTTTGAATGATTTTGGTTTAGGCGATTTATTATTAAATTATTATAAAGCCTCTGATTTTGGTAAAAATATATGGCATAGATACAATGGTAATAAAAAATTAATGTCTGCAGAACCTACTCATCAACCAGAATTACGTAAAGATATAAAATATGACCACACTACCGCAGATGTTCCAAAATATTACGAAGTTTCCACAGGAAAAGCCGTACAAAATACATTAACATCTCAAAATCCAGAATCCTAAATATTTTGTAAACCTTTTTATGTTTTTGTTATCTTTTTTTAAAAAGATATTTTTTTCTTCATATTTTATTTATTATTATCAAAATATATAATAAATGAAACTATTCAATATTTTTAAACAATTATGTACACCTGCACAATTATATTTTGCAATATCATTTTTATCTATTTTAATGATGATGGTTCAAAACACCCAAGACCAAAACTCATATTGTTGTGGATTAATAAAAGAAAAAACACCAATAAACAATGTTATTTATTTTGTTTTTAAAATAGTCTATGTTTTCGTTTGGACTTATTTACTTAATTTATTATGTAAAAAGGGATATAAAACACTATCATGGACAGTTCTATTGCTACCATTAATAGGTATGTTTATTTTAATTGGATTGGTATTAATTTCTCTCCAACGACTTTAATTTATAATATATTGATTACTTTGTTTTAAAAAAATGATATCAATATATTATAAATGGATCATTCAAAAATATCTTGGAAAACCATAGATACTTTTTTTAAGGATAATGAACATATATTAGTTAAACACCATATAGATTCATATAATAATTTTTTTTCATCTGGCATTCAGGAAATCTTTAAAGATAGAAATCCTATACGATTTTTTAAAGAAATAGATCAAGAAACACAGGAATATAAATATGAATGTGAACTTTATTTAGGTGGAATTAATTCTGATAAAATTTATTACGGAAAACCTATCATTTATGATGAAACAGACGATGACATATCTAGGGCACATTATATGTATCCCAATGAAGCCCGCCTTAGAAATATGACTTATGGGTTTACTATTCATTATGATGTTGATGTAAAATTTAAAATACTTGTAGAAAAAAATGATGGTTCAACTGGAATGGACAAATTTCATGTCCATGAGGAAACAATAGAGTTAGAAAAAATCTATTTAGGGAGGTTTCCTATTATGCTTCAATCAAATATGTGTATTTTAAAAGGATTGGAACCCAACTCTAGATTTTATATGGGGGAATGTAAAAACGACCCTGGAGGATATTTTATTATTGACGGAAAAGAAAAGGCAATTGTTTCTCAAGAAGGAAGAGCAAATAACATGCTTTATGTATTAAAAGATATAAATGAACTTTATTTATATAGTGCTGAAATTAAATCAGTAAGTGAAAATGCATCAAAACCCATTAGAACATTAGCAGTTAGGATGATAAAAGAACAACCTAGTAAAACAAATCGTCAACTAGTTGTAAGTGTACCTCAAGTAAGAAAACCTGTTCCTCTCTTCATTGTTATGAGAGCATTAGGTATTATTTCTGATAAAGATATAATTAAAACTTGTTTATTAGACTTATCAAAATATGAAAACTATGTTGACTTATTTATACCTTCTGTACATGATGCTGGAAATATTTTTACACAAAAAGCAGCCCTTCTTTATATTGCAACACTTACAAAAGGAAAAACACTTAATCATGTCATGAATATATTAACTGAATATTTTCTGCCACATATTGGAGAACGTAATTTTAAAACAAAAGCCTTTTATTTAGGATATGTTGTTAAAAATTTATTAGATATTCATTTGGGAGTTTCTTTACCAACGGATCGCGATAGTTATAAATTTAAACGAATAGAAGTATCTGGTATTTTATTAAAAAATTTATTTAGAGAATATTATAAAAAACAACAGGATAATATATTTTTAAAAATAGATAAAGAATATTTTTATAAACATAATCAAAGTTCTTATCAAGACTTAGATTTTATGAATTTAATTGTTGCAAATAAAGAAGCATTCTTT